TCATTTTTAAGACCAAGTTCCATATACTCTTTAATTAAAGGAACTATAAGAGTAGCATCTCCAATATCTGTAATTAATGGTTTTAATTCTTGGATAAGAGCAGAGATTTGCTCTTCTTTTTTCTTTTGATTATTATATATTTCTTGAAGTAAAGTTGAAAATTTCTTTTTTCCAAATATATTTTTATCTAAACTACTCATGATATATTTTAATTATAAATATGTTCTTTAGATTTTTTTAAAAATTCATATAACCATTTTCTAAGTAAAAAATATACTTTTCTTTAAAAATACCAAATAGTTGATTAGATACTTTAGTAATTTTTTGGGTTTTAAAATCTCCTTGTTCTCTTATATAGATATAAAGGGCTTTTTTATTAAAAACATCTATATGTTCTCTTTTTCTAAATAACTCTAAAACAGAATCAGCCACTTGGGCATCAGTGGATTTTGGGAAATATTTATAAAGATTATCATCTACATAATCAACAAAATCATCTAAAAAGTATGAAAGTTTATCTTGTGAAGTATTATTAGAATCTAAATCATATGAAAAATCTAATGAATGGTGAAGATCCTCTATAGGAGAAGAATTGATTTTATTACTATAATTTTTTTTATTATAATTAATTAACCATCTTTTAACTATAGTACCAAAATATGAATATGCTTTAGGTGGAGTTAACCTTTTTAATTCCTTTTTACATTCTTCACAAACATCATTTAAATAAGGTTTTATAAAAGATTTTATTTGTTGGAGAGTTATTTTATCAGAATTTTTAGTATAATCCAAAAATGAATTTAATTGATATAAAGGATATCTAGAAGATACATTTGGGTTTTTATTAAATTCTATCTCAGATAATATATCATTTGATTTAATATCTGGATTATTTTGTTGGTAATCAACATAGTTTTTATAAGATGTATTATTATATTTCTTATTGATTATTTTATTTAATCTGTCATCAATACTTTTACTATGATGGTATAAATGTATTTTACTTAAAAGAAAAACTATTATCTCATGTTGTAAATGCTCTAAATCCTCTATATCAGTATTATAAAATTTAAAGGTGTGGATTATATTTTGGGTAAGTTTGAAAAAAGGATAATGTATATCTTTTGAATATATTTTACTTCTTTTATTAGATGATTCTGTTTTATTATAAAGTAAAATAGCATCCTCAGTTTCCTGAGTGAAGTAATTTTTATTGATTTTTGATTTAGGAGGCATATTAGTAGGGGTTATTAAAGATCTTTAATCTTAAACTCATTTAAAACTTTTTGTATATTTTGTATCTCTTTAAAAAAGAAACCAATTTCATCATCTGATTTGAAAGAACCTTTATGGTCTATATCTTTGAGTTTAGTATCAATAAATTCAATTATTTGAGAAATCTTATCTAAATACTGTAAATACCCAACAAGTATATCTTCTTGTTTTTCATTTTTTTTTAAAAGATTAATGGTTGTGAATCCAAGACCCACAACCAAAAAACTTAAAATTAATATTAAAATTATCATATTTTATCTAATAAATTCATAAGCCCACTACTTTGAATACTCTTTAAAGCTTTATCTTTTGTAGAGACTTTTTTTATTGTATTATCTAATATAAAATTCTTTTTTTCATTAGGCACGGATTTTTCTTCTCCTTTTAATTTAGGTAACCATTCACGTTCAAATTCAATACGAGCAGCCATTAAGTCGGCCTGGTGTAAGATAAATGGAAGTGATGTACGAGGTTTTTGTTCTGGCATAAATGAGAATAAATATTTTTTATTTGCTTCATCATATAAACCATCATGGGTTTGGATTGCTAACATTTCATTAAATGTATATTGAATACCATGTGATTGGAGTAAAAATAAACCTCTATCAGGAACTGAGGCGAATGGGACTTGAGTATTAAATTTATAATCTTCACCTAGTTTTTCTTTTCTCCATTTGTCATCCTGAGGGATATATGATTCATTCTCTTCATCTCCCATTTTACCTAAATCATGATTTAAAGCTGAAAATACTAATTCTTCAGTTGTAAATGTAGTCATATCTGCTCCTTCATCACCCCACAATGTTGTCTGTTTAATAGCACATCTAATAACGCGTAAAACATGTTCTACATATCCTCCTGGGAAAGCGTTATGGTATTCTTTTTTATGCGCCGCAGGCATTAAAATTAAACGATCAGAATATTTTTGATAAAATTCTAATAATTTCTCTTTACGAGGAGATGAAATATAATTTTCAATATAATCCATTAATTCCCCCCAGTTAGCCTGGATTTGTTCTGCTGTTAATTTCATAACTTATTTTTTTAGTTTAATTGTTATTATTCTCTTTCTATAATAGAATTTAGATCTTCTAATATCTCTCTTATTTCTGATATGATATTTATTCCTTTATTTATATCTCTTCTTGATAGTTCTGATTTTAGTCTATTTAATTTTATATCTAACTGTTCAATTCTTTTAAGAGATAAATCTTTGTTTTTCATATTTTTTAATTATTTATATTTTATGAAGTTATCAAGAATTTTTTGGGGAATCAAGCATTTTTAAAAGACTCTTAAAAGAAAATAAATAAGAACATTTCTCATAATCTTCTATTTCTTCAAAATATTTTATACTTAAATCTAAAGCCAATAAAGCCTCACCATAATTATATACTTTAACTACCTCAGGATTACTAAGATCAAAATCTTTAATCCAGTACCAAGCTCTATTATATACTAAAAAATCCTCAACCCCATCAAAATTTCCAACTTTACCTTCAACTAAAGCTCTTTTAATATTCTTTCTAAAGTAATCTTTATTACTAATAATCTTTATAAACATTCCAAATTTATATTGAGGGGTTTTCTTTAGTTTTTCTAAATCATAGTCACTAAAACTCCCATGGAATGTTTGATAAAAATTATCTAAGTTCATAATGTATTAACTTTTAATTTAAAGAGTTATTTTCACGTTCTAAAAGGTTGATTTTATGCTCTAGTTCATTAAGTCTATCTTGAATATTCTTAAACTCTTTTAAAGGATTTATAAAATTAGGATTTGAAGGATGATATCTCCAAACTTTATCAAGGTAATTACTATTAATAAGATATTCACTTTTTAAATTATCTAATTGAGATTTAATATCCATAAAAATATTTTTTAAAATTACCAATAACTATTTTCCTAAAACCCTCACCCCTCCTTAAATACGTATATACTCACTTTTATAGAAAAAAAATCAACAAAGTCATTTGTTTTTATAAACATAGAAAATGTCCCTTCTTAAAATAATTAAGAAAGAACTATTTTTCTATTATAAATATTTTTTACTTATATCTCTTGCAAATTTTCTCTACAATATCCTTAGCCTCTTGAAGATTTATTAAAAAAAACTCCCTATCAGCATTTATCCTACAATCTCTTAAAGCATTATGTATTTCACCTTCAGCACTTTTAGCATTAAAACAATAGTATCCAAATTCAACAATAAAAGATTGAGGAATACCTGTTCCCCTAGATAATTGTTTAGCCCTCACATCAGGAGTATTATCGGTATAACCTATTTTATATTGGTTAGGTTTAAATGAAGGATTAGACATAATATAAATCCATGAGTCGCCTTCTCCTTCTAGATTAGAATACTTATCAATATCTCTGCCTGAGTAATAAGTTACTTCATCCCATCCATCAGAGTCTGGGTAATTTGGGTCTGTGGATGGGGAAATTGTGAAGTATCTTGGGGTTTTGTTTTTAAAATCTTCAATGAAAGGAATGTATTTTTCTGCTTGCTTTATATCGATACGTGAAAATAACATTGTTGAGTTGATTTTATGGTTAATTTAGTTGATTATTGTGTGTTTTATATTAAAAACGTTCTATAATCCCCGGTGTTTTATACCAAGGTAAACCGGTATGATCATTAATAGCAGTTCTCCATGCTTCTTTACTATATTGAATACCATAAATATAATACTCTGCTCTAGACATATCTCCCTCTGGGATTAAAGCGGGACCATCCCAATTATGTAGTTTACTATCAAATGTAACAGCTTTGGTTCCATCTTCTTTTACTAATCTTCTATACATTGTTTTTTTTGACATGGTGTTTATTTTTTAAAATTTAAAAACTTTGTGTGTTAATATACCCATATAAAAATACATTGGGATAAAACCAATTGTTACTTGATAAGGGATAATATTAAAGGCTATTAATGTAGTTGTAGTAAAACTAATAATTGAGGCAATTAATAGTAAAATAATACTAAATTTCTGTTGTTGTTTTTTTTCTGAATTATACATAAACTTTATTTTTTAATTTAATATAATATACTAAAGATTTTTACGGACTCCAAGCTTTTTTATATAATTATATATTTTGTTGATGGTGAAAAAAATTATAAGATTCTTTTTTTGAGATACTTTGGGTTTTTGAATCCTTGGTTATTTCGAAATTTATGGATTTAAGTTGTATA